TCATGGCACGTCCTGCCGTAACCAACTGATGAATCCGTAGAGCGCGTATGCGATGACGCCCGCACCGACGACTGCGAGCCCAATGACGATGATCTTCACGGGTCAACCTCCCGGGAGTTTGTGAAGCCGCGGCGCAAGATCGCGTACCCCACCAGGATGACAACTCCCCACAGCGCCGCGTGCTTTTGGTCGAGCTGTTGCACGTAGGAGAGCGCCTCGCCCAAGCCGCCGAAGAGCGCAGTCACGACGCCGAGCACCTTGGTCCCATGCGCGGCCCAGAAATCCTTGAGCCATTGAATCACGGCGATCCCTGTTCAGGGGACCATCGTGCGGATCTTTGCGACATCCACGGCGAGCTTCGTCCCGAAGCGATACCAGATATAGCCACCGACTACGGCGGCGATCGAATGAGTGACGACGAGTACGGCTGCGAGCATGGGAATCTCCTTACGTTGAAATCTGCCAGGCGCCGCTCGAGAGCATCATCATCTCGAGCTTGGCGCGCGCCGGGGTCTGTGCGGCCCAATCAGAATCCAAACCGGCCGCAGCTGCTGCGACGTAGTCCGCTTTTTGCAGCGCGGCCATAAAGTTCGGCCAGAAGAGCGGCTTGCTGCCGAGTTGGAACGCCATCGAGACGAGTACTGCCTGGCGCACCTCGTTCAGTTGCTCGAAGTTCGGGAACTCCGCGGCTACGTTGCGCGCCCAGGCGGAGTCGTGCGCGAACTGCGCATCGATCGCGGCATCGCACAGCCCAGCTCCTTGCACGGCGGGATCCACCACGCAGCCGATCGCGATCGTCAGAATCCCACGTGTGTCGCGGTAGACGCACGGCTTGCGCCCCTCCTGGCTCGCGATGAGCTGTTCGGCGAGGTCACCCATCGTCGTCTCCGCCGGGCTTCTTGCCGGCTTCTTCCATGCCAAGCATCTGCGCGTGCTGCAGCTCCTTTTCCTCAACCTCGATGTAGTCCGCTTCCGCGATCAAGTCCGCGCGGCGAGTTCTATCAGCCTCCACCCTTGCCTCCCGATGAAGCACGTCCCTGAAGAGCCTCGCTGCCGTTCGCACGGCATTGAGGGTACGCAGCTTGACGCGAATCCGGATCCATATGCCGTAGTAGTCGTCCGTCACTTTCGCCTTCTAGTCGGTGCATCGCCTGCATGCGTGCGCGCGAAATCATAATTGTCCTCAATTCGTGTAACGCGCCCCTTTAAGTCCTCGATGTCGGCGCTGTTGGTGGACTCGGTCTTGCTCTCGTTGATCACCGGCACGACTTCGGTCTCTAGCACGACGACGCGCTCACGAACCTGCACCACGCTCTCGCGTAGGTGCACGATGTAAAGCGCGGCGCAGGAGAGTGCGCCTCCCAGAATATGCGGCAGCCATTTCTCGATGAAGGCGCGCGCTTTCAGCAGCCAGCGCAACTGCCGCGCTTTCGTCGCACCGAACACGCCGGTGAGGTTGGCGTCGTCTCCAGCAGGTGGCTGCTCGCGCATCAGCCCGAAATCCCGATCTCGGCATCGATGGTGAGCGTGATTGCCGAACCCGCGCTCGCAAGTCCGGTGAGGAAGTCCGCGGCGTCGAACCGCATTTCGCCATCCCAGTCGAGGGAGCTATTCGCCGGCACGGCCGCCGCTGCAAAAAAGCACTCTGTGCCCGCGGCCGAGGCTCCCGTCGCCCCCTTGTAACAGGTCACGGTCACAATGGAGGCCGTCTTGTTCATCGCGCTCACATGCGTGATGAGGATGTACGGCTGGTTTTGCGTGTAGCCGACGGGGCCGGATAGCGAAGCGATTGCACAGTTGAGCAAGTTCGCGATGGAAGTGGCCAGCGCGATCGGCTCGATGTTTAAAACTTTTTTCGACGACATGATAACTCCCTAAATCGGAACGCCGACTGACGTGCCAGCCCCGCCGGGCAATGGCGCAATTGGAACTGAGAGAATTGGGATCGGAAGGCCGGACGCCAGGCTCGCGGTCGGACACGGCGCAATGGCGCTCACCACAGGAGTGGTGCCAAGGCCGTTGCTGAGCGGGATTGCGCTTGATGCTGCCATGTCACTGCCAGAGCATCATCAAACCGAAGGCGGTGGAGTACGCGACATTCGTTAGGGTATTGCTTGCCACGGCATTGCCGACACTGATGTAGGTGCAGGTCAAAGAGCCAAGAATGTTTATCGACAACGTGCCGCCGAGAGGGATGTCAGTCATGCAGTTGAGCGCGAGCGCGTTGGTGATACCTATACCCGGCGTCGTCGCGTTGGCGCGCACCTGAAACACGGGATAGACCTGCGTCTCCGTCCCAACTTCTCCCGAGGAGTTGGAGTAGGGGACGAACCCCCACCCGTTTGAGGACGTGAGCGGCGCTGTCCCTTGTATGGTTGCCACTGACGTATTGAAATTTATGGTGGCCATGTAGCCACCAGAGTTCGCAAGCGTGGTGTTGTCGCTATTGGTCAGCAACATCACTCCATCCCCGGTCGATGCGCCTGACGAATTTACTGTGCGGAACAGTAGGAACCCCGCCTCGCTCTCGTTGGCGCCGCCCATCCCGATCTTCAGCACTACGCCCAAGAATCCCTGCGTGGTGTTGTAGCAAAAGCGCGATGTGTAGCTCGTCGTGCTGCCGGTAGCTGTGCCGCCGGTATATAACTTCGCCAGGGAGGTACCGTTGATCGTGCCGGAGCCGTTCGAGCTCGTGCCGACCGTGATCCACATGGCCGGGACGCCCGTCGAGCTTCCGCTGCCAAAGTCCAGGCGGAAAACGATGGGCGCCGTGCTTTGCAGCGTATCGTTGAATTCAAAAACGTAGTAGCCGGCTGACGTGGCGGTGGCAGTTGGCGCGGCGGTGACGCACGGGTTGGCCATCTGGCCGGTATCCGAAGTCTGCGTGACGCCGAGCGCCAGGAGCTGCGCGATGACTTCGGTCGCCCACTGCTGAAATGCAGCGTTGCTGCTGTTGCCCATAGGGGTACTTGTTGAAGACGTTGCCATGGGATCACGCTATGCGAAGTTGGATTTGAACCAGGGAAAAGATTGAACACTCCGACAGGCTGAAGAGGAGCACATCGTCCTGCACGAGGCCGGTGCTCCAGCCTGTCAACGTCGAGTCCCTATGGGTGTTGGTGGAACTGAGCACGACATTGTTGCCACCCGTGATGTCGTTCGCCGATGTCGGCGGATAGCCGGTGCCCAGGTTTAGCTTCCACACCTTGATAACGCACGACCCCGGGCCGTTCTGCGTCAGGACGACGCACTCCTGGATGTTGTAGGAGCCCGTGATGAGGCGCGGGGCAGCATTCACCGGAAGCGTGATCGGGACGCCCTGGGCGTAGTTCGCCCAGGCGGCCCCGGGAGGCTGCTGCGGGCTGGAGGGTCCGGCCGTGCCGGTCACGCCCTGGATGCCCTGAAAACCTTGCCGCCCGCGCGGCCCGCGGCGACCCTCCTCCCCATCGCGTCCCGCGCTACCCGAACCGCCGCTCGAAGAAGAACTCACGGACGCGCCGGGGATGTAGTAATACGCAAGACTCGTCCACGGCGTCACGCCGTCACCCATCTTCATCTTCAGGGTGTCGGTCTCGAGCGCGAACTCTCCCTGCAGCAGCAACGTGTTGGCGGCGGTGAAGTTCGCTGCCAGGTCGCGCTTGACGACGAAGCGATATGCGATGGTGGTGGCCATGCTTAGGCTGCCGTCGCGTTGCCGCCGTCGATCACGGTCCCGTCATAGACAGGCGTGTATGGCGTGCCGGTGATCGTGTTCGTCGGTGAGCCGCCGGGAGGCGTGTAGTTGAAGGTCACCGAGTACTGCTGCGTGCTGTTGCCGTTGTCGTTCGTCGAATAGAGCGTCATCGTGACGGCGCCGGTGTAGTCGAGCTCCACCGTCGCGGTCGGAGTCCCGATGTTGCTCATCGTCGCGAGCAGGCCGCTCGAGCCGGTGAAGGTCAGGCAATACCGCGTATTGAGCTCAGGCGTCACGGTCGCGGCCGTCTGATCCACCAACTGATCGCCCTGGGTGAGGCGATTGCGCTCCCGCCACGCGACAGTGAAGGAGCCACTGACCGAGGTCACAAGATCCCAGCGCGTCCCGGCGATGGTGAGATAGGCAGGCGGGTACGGGAGCGCCGCGCGACCGTGCATGACGATCGAGATAACCGGGGCCGACGCCTGATTGAGCGCGCCCGTTCCGGTGACCGGCGCCGGCGTCATTTCTACAGTTTCGCTCGGGGTGTACTGCACCCCGTCCGTGCCGCCGTAGACCCCATCGAGGAAGAAGATCGCGGTGCCCGAGCCGTGCGCGGCGGGGAGCGTGTCGACGCATCCGCGCAGGATGCCGAGCGTGTTCGTCGTGAGATTGATCGAGGTCACTTTGACCACCTCGATCACCGTGTCGACAATGATCGCCTGCGTGCCGACGACGATCTCGTCCAGGTCGAGCCCGCTCTGCAGTGTGACCGAGGCATCGAAAGGCTGGCACGAGGCCGCGAGCTGCGCGTACGGGGTGAATTGCCCGTTCGCGTAGTCAGTCGGGGCGGCCGGTGAGACGTAGGCCCAAACCTGCCAATAAATTTGCAGCCCGTTAGGGCGCGCTACGCCGAGCATGTCGTAACAGGTCGTGGCGGCGTAGGCGTTGCTTGCGAACAGGCGCTGGATGTCCCGGTAGCTCATCTCCTCGCCGTGGAACAGCGTCGGCACGACCGGATTGCCGTTGGGCGCTGCCCAGCCGGTGACCGGAATCGAGACATAGCTCGCCGCGGGCAGGCTGAAAACATCCTGCAGCGACGTGATCGTGATCGCGCTCGAGGTCACGCTGCCGTAATCGCAATCTCCGACGCGCATCACAAGGGAATTGATGCCGTACGCCGGGAAATTCAGCACGAAGAGATCCCCAGGGACAAGCGTCCAGGCGTTGCGGTCGAGCTTGAACTGCACCTTCTTGAGCGCCGTCGAGAGCCGCGCGAGATCGCGTTGCGCAATGCGCAGCGCCAGGTCAGCGGTGGCTATCCCGGGATAGTCCTTCTTTTGCGTGACGACGACGCCTTGAGCCTGCACGGCGCCGAGTGCCTGCACCGAGACAGCCTGCTCACCACCGTAGGTCGCCCCGCCGATCGTGGGATCAACGTAGGTGATCACGAGCTCGTTCACCGTGCCGGTGATCGTCGGCGCCTCGTAGGAGGTAAACTCAAGCACGTTGTCCTGGTCGTAGACCGGGAGCGTGGAAACGTCGTAGCCGCCGCGTAAGAGCGTCAGATTAAAGAGCCCGGTCTGACGATCCGTGATCAGGATTCCGTCGATGTAATCCATGATGTCCTGCAGGAAGGACTCGATGGTGTCGTGCCGATCCCATAGGAGACACAGCCCGAGCCCTTCCGTGTACATCTGCGTCGCCGCCGCGAGGAATGAGGTCGTGTCGATCTGCGATGGCGGATAGCCCAGACCCCAGTCGGAATTCGTCAGGCACTCGTAGACGATGTGCGCCGCATTCATTCCGACGACGCCTGAGCTGAGCGTTATCGCAGCCTGCGACGGATTCCACGGCGTGCCGCCCTGCCAACCTGCTGTCGTGCGCCTGACGCGAAAGCTCCAGGGCTTCGGGTACGGGTTATTGGCACCGACCATGCCGCCCTCGTACACGACGGTCGAGATGCCCCGATAGGCCGGCTGCGGCGAACCTTGCTGCGCGGTGAGGTAGCCATTCGGCATCTGTGTTGGATCGCCAGCCATCAGGTCAATCTGACCCTGTATGCCGCCCTCGCGCTGCGGGCCACCGAACAGATACGAATTGACGATTTGAAACGAGCCGCTGCCGACCTGTGTACCGGCCCACGCCGTGCGCTGACCGCAGCGAATCTCGAGCAATCCGTCCGACACCGGTGCGCCCGAATACGGCACGAGCGAGTGACACAGGCCAAAGTGCAGGCCCATGTAGTACTCGTACCCTGAGACGTTGCCACCGCCGCCCATCAGTGCTCCCTCATCGCCAGTCGTTTACGCGCGTGCTCCGCGACCAGGAGCGCGAAGTGATCGCCAGTCGCTTCCAACTTCTCTATCGGGATGCCGTGTCGCAGGAACTCCTCCAGCACAAAGCCATGCCGGTCAAGCCATACGCGCAAGCCGCGCGAGCACAGCCGCGCGGCGCGCACGTCACTCATGAGGACCGCATCGCTCACTTCTTGCCTGACGCGTAAATAGGCGAGGTCACGAGATCGCCGTACCAAATAATGTTTGAGTCATCAACCCACACTTCCCCGAAGGCGACCGCAATGGGCTTGCCCATCTCGATCTGCGGTACGTCGACGTCCGCCAGCGACATCGGCGGCGGGTCTGGTTGCTTTGGAGATAGCGCGTAGGTGAGCGCTATCGCTACGATCATGTACACAATCAGCCACGGCATGCTTCGTCCTCCTTAGTAAACCGGGTCGCCGTTCATCGGGTTGCGACTCGGGATGTACGGCTGGCCGCCGTAATTAAGAATGTTCCCGTTGGGCGATGAGTTTGGCGACGCCTGAAACGCCTGACAGTTAGTCATCGAGCGGTTGCAGCCCGGATATGCGATGACCTGAGAGCCAACCACAAGTCCCGGCAGAATGTTGTCGAGCGTGAGCACCCCGCCTGATGCAATCGAGTTAATGGTGCGCCGGTCGATATATGAGCCATTGTCGAAGGTGACGAAGCCGCCAATGAAAGTCAGTCCCGCGGCCGGCGGACTCACCCACGCTGTCGCGGTGATGTTGTAACCGCTGATCACCGTAAGTGTGCCAGGCACGGCATAGGAAGCCGGGTTCAGGCCGCACTGCAGCCCGTAGAGCACGTGAGCGCAGGCGATCTGATACCGGCGCCGAAGCCCGAGCGTCTGCACGCTTGTGAATACCGGCTCGCATGAAAGTTCGCACTGGCTACCGGTCCACTTGCACGACATCACGCGACCGACCCAGTCGACCTGACCCTGCAACGCAGGATCCGTGAAATGCATGGCGGTGATCGTGAGCGCGACCGGGACCGACGGCGGCTCGGCGACATACAGTTGCGCGACGCCAAGATCACGCGGGCCCGTTACCTTCAGCGTCTGCTGCTTCACTTCGGCGCCGAGCTTGATCGCTGCGCGCGAGATCGGCGCTGGCGTGTAGACCGCCCCGAGGTAGGTGATCGGCCGATCCGCCGTCGTGTAGTAGAACGTCGCAAGACCAACCGTGAAGGCAAAGAGCAGGATCGGCTCGCCCTGGTCGTAGCTGACTTCGTAGGCCGCGAAGCTCATATCGGATTGTTCACCGCGACGAACGGCGTCACGGCGGTCCCCAGACCGTCAACGTTCATGTCGTGGGTGATCTCGATTGTGTCGCTGGAAAGGCGCATGAGCGTCATGAAGCTGATACGCCGCACGGTCGCAGCCGGAATCCCGGTCGCGAACGTGGTGCCCATGCTCAACGTCTCGGTCGTCGCCGACGTCGCGGTCGCGCCTGTGATGCGCATGTAATAGATCGTTCCGCTGTAGAGCTCTATGCGGATGTCCTGTCGGTTCTGTGCGGCCGCCGCGTACGTTGAATAACCGATGTTCTGGATCAGGATCGTGTTCGCGCCGGAGCTGATGTCGGCCGCGAGCAGGATGTCCATCTGATAGGACGGCACCCACAGCTCGCCCCATCGGCCTTTGAGGAGGTACATGAGCGCGCGAAAGCTCGCGCGGCTCGCCGATCCCTGCATCCACCAGCCGTGCGAGTAACGCGGAAAACCGATCTCGGCCGTGTCGTCGACCTCAAGGGCCCCGGTTTGGTTGTCGATGATGTTCGCCTGGCGCTGGAACCCTGAGTCCGGAGCGCTCGAATCATCGGGCGAGTCCTCCAGTACGCTAACCCCGCGGTACTGGGGAAGGCCGCTCGCCGGCGTCCAGTCGCACGGCTCGACGATCTGGAAGTCCACATCGATCGTCGCGACGTCGCCGTTATCGCGGCTGACGGTCGGGAAGCTCAGGATTCGAGCCTGGCGCACGGGGAAAAGGACGACATCGCTCCCCCAGGTGTTCTGCACCGGCGCTGACAGCGAGAGGGAGCCAGAATTGACGGTGCCGACCTGGATCACTTCAAAGGCTTCCGCACCGGTGATCAGGAGCGCGAGTCCTCCATTGACGAAATCCCGATTCGCCGTGTTGCAAGTGATAGAGGTGACGCCCGCAGTCACTCCCGAGGTCAGGTGCTGACCGTCCGGCCAGATTGGCAACGCCCACGCCTGGCTCGACCAGGCAAAGAGCAGGGTCTCGATGACGCGCCGCTCGAGATATATCGCGAGCACGTTGAACTTGAAATTGCGTCGCGGCGCGATGCGCGTCGACCGGCGCATCTCCTTGCCAGACCAGGCGCGCAGCACATCCGTCATGAAGCCGAGCGATTCGGTGACGGCCGTCGCCCAGTTCGGGAGCACCGACCAGGCGACGAGGCGGATCCCGGTGATCGGGAGCACGACGACCTCGCCATCGGCAAAGGTGTACGTGTAAGTCGCGCTCAGCACCGGGGGCCCGTCGGTCTCGATCGAGACGGAATAGTCGACCGTCATGTTCGGCGTAAAGGTCGTCGGAAGCGACGGGCCCGTATAGCTCACCCCTGGGTCACCGCTCGCGCCGATCGTGTCGAGCGTCTCGCTCGAGCTCAGGTGTGAATTCCACACCTGCACTGTGCGCGTGAGATCGCTCGCAAGAGCCCCGAGCGCGAGGGTCGAGGGGGTGATGTGGATGCGGTTGTAGAAATCATCAAAGAACGTGGTGCCGAGGTTCCCGGAGTCCGAGTAAGACGGAACCGAAGGCACAGAAAAAGTCTCGGGGCCCGTGAGCGTATCGGGCGCCTCGTAGCCTGCGACCGGGAGCGTCCACTGCGTCCCGCGGCTGTCGTAGACCAGCGCGTTAATCCCCGAGCTGCTCGGATAAATCGGCGCACTTGAGAGGTTGCCTCCCGACACTTACGCGCTCTTTTTGAAGGCCAGCCCGTACGGGTAGCTCGAGGCGTTCGCGCCGCTGACATTCGTCTGCGAGAGATTGGTGACCAACGGAAACAGCTTCCACACGTCCGAGCCGATGGTGATCTCGTCTTTTGGATTGTTGTTCGTCATGTTGCACATGCGCACGTCCGGGACCTCCCCGAGCATCGAGAACACGCCGCCGGCCGCGCGCTCAGCAAACGCAGGAATCGCAAAAAATGGCACGATGCCGTCGAAGGTATTGGGGGACCTGGTCACTCCCGAGTGATAGAAGCCGGGCTTAACCTGCGCGAGGCTCGGAGAGAATCCCAGCATGTCAAGGCGGTACGGTGTGACAGCAGTCCCCATCTGAAACCAGGCGAACGTGCTGTCGACTGTCGCGCATACAGCGCCGACGGCGTACGAAGCGCCGGCGTCAAACGGTCGCCCGTTGAAGCTGCTGTTCGGGTAGCTAGAATTTGTGTCACTAGATCCCGTGTTGGTGTAGCTCTCCCATTTGGAGACGCTGACATAGGTGACAGGCGACGCCCCACCGACGGCGTTTAACTGCCCCATATGCACGTGCGCGAACACGTTAGCGGCCACCTCGACCATCATGTGCAGATAGACGGTGCCGGTTGAGCTGGCGAAAAAGTGATACGCCGCATACGGGCCGACGAGCGGGGTGATCGTATAGCCGGCGGAGGTCTGCGCCTGGGCCGACGGCAGCGAGCCACTTGAAAAGCCCGTCGCACCGTAAATCGTTATGCGGTCATTGGTCGCCGGCGCGACGAGATTGATGTAACAGGTGCCGTTGTGGATCGCGAGCCACCAGCCCGTCGTGAGATACGCCGCGTTATTGTCGACCGTCCAGCCGTAGGACGTGCACCAGCTCGCGAGCGCCTGCAGCACCGCGGCCATGTTTGAGGGAGTGGATCCTGTTCCGTACGCCATTGGCTTACACCTGCAGGATTGCGGCGAAATTGTTGGTGGCCGTGCGGTAGACGTCCTGCACTGCCATGTAGGTTTGTCCCGCGATCGTGATCGTCGAGCCGCTCGCGAGCGATGTGCCAGGCGCGTAGAACACCCCGTCCAGAAACCCGAGTACGTTGCCCGCCGGCGTCGTCATTTCGAGCGTCGCCCGGAACAAGGGATAGCTCCCGTCGAGATTCGGGAGCAGCTCACTCGGGGAGTAGGAGCTCAGTCCAAACGCCCACGGCCATACGTTCTCGACCGCCATGATCGAGTCCGCGCTGTTGTGGTTCTGGAACGGCTGCCAGCTACCATCGATCCAGTACACATAGGCCGTCTGCGGATCAAAAAACGCATGGTGAGACGGCGTCGAGTTCGAATACGGCAGCGTCGCCGTGATCGATGTCCCGCCGATGAAAAGCGGATACGGGTACTGCGCCGGGGCGCCCACCGGATTGAACTTGCCCAGATAGCAGGTCTCGTAGACCGTGCCGACCTGAGCAATCACGATCACGCGCTGGCCATTCGCGACGAACGTGTACGGAATGCTGTTATTCCACAGATGCAGGAACGTGTCCGGGGAGGTCCCGGGCTGCGCAAAGAATGTCGCGCTCGAGTTGTAGCCCGTCGCACCTTTCATGCGCCAGTTGAACGTCCCGAGAGCGGTGTCGTAGAACGCGTGGATGTTGATATAGATCTGCTCGGAGCCAGACAGGCCCGGCGCCTCGAGGTAGTACTCGTCGACGATGGTCGACACGGCGCCCCCGCCGCCGGGCTCCGTGTACGTGTACGGGGACGAGGTGTTAGATCCGAGCAGTGTCCACCCGGGGTTTCCAGAGCCCGTCGTCGTAAGGAACGTGACGAGCTTCGCGAGAAGATCGGTGTAACTGGCAGCGGTGCCGCTGGATACGCTCATCCGACGATTCCTTTTACCTTGTTGGGATTGCGCGCGAGCACGTTAAGCACGGCCGTCTCACCCTCGGCGGATGCCAGGTGATCGCCCATGACGGTCGGGTCGAGCACGTTCGTGATGCGGATCGATGGCGCCTTGCTGGCAGAGACGCTGCCGCCGGCGGCGAACTTTGGCACACCCATCGATGGCGTTGAGCTTCGCAGGCCACCCCGGTTGATGGCATCCAGGAGCGGCAGCATCCCGGGCTGCTGCGCGGCCTTCGCGTTCACGACGAATTCCTTGTCGGAGAGCATCGCGGGGATCGAGTCGGACGTCGACGTGCCAGGCCCGTGCACAAGGCCGCCGGTGGCGAAGCCGGAGGACGCCTGGCCGCCGCCGGCGAAGCCACCGACCGACTCCAGCGCCTTCAGGATCATCATCTTTACGATCGCCTGCTCGATCGACTCGGCAATCTGCAGGCCCATCTGCCGAAACGCCTGCCCCACGGATTTTGTGTGCGTCAGGATCTGATTTATTGCGTTGGATAGGCCGTTTACCAGCGAGTCCTCGCCGACCTGCTTGAGCTTCGCGAGATCCTGGCCCCACTGGTCAGTAGCCACAGCGATCTGCTGCACCTTCAGCTGGTAGGCGGTCGCTTGCTGCAGCGCCTGTGGGTTGCCGGTGAGTTGCGCGATCTTAAGAAGCTCTGCGGCCTGCTGCTGCAACACGGGAAGCGCCGCAGCCTCGGCCTGCCGCACCTGATTGGCGCCCTGTACGGCGAAGAGCTGGCCGTCCTTCACCCGGTCATTAATGCCGGTGACCGTGGCCTCGAGCTGCTTCATCGCCGCATCCGCCTGACCGATCTGCTGGTCGAAGCCGATCTGCGCGCCGCCCTGGGTGCGCGCCGTATCCAGCGCGGAAGCTACCTGCGCCTGCGGCGCGCCGGACTTCTGCAGCTCGACCTGCAGGTCCTTGAGATCCGCCTCCAGTTTCAGCTTCGCGGCCGCCGTCTTCTTGCCCTCAATCTCGAGCAGCTTCTCCTGAGCGGCGAGCATGTCCTTTGCCTGTTTCAGCTCCGCTTGCTGCTGCTGCCCGGCGTTGCCTGCGAGCTCTACCCCGCGCTTCGCTTCAAGGTCTGCGATCTCTCCGTCGACCTTCAGCAGTTCTGTTTTCTGCTTGATCTGCGCGGCCGCGTCGTTCGGATCGGTCGCCTGGGATGCGACCGCGGCGCGGCGCTGCTTCGCGATCGCAAGCTCTTTGTCGATTTCCTGATTGATGATCGCGGCGCGCTTGGCGAAGTACTCCTGAGTCGAGATCAGCCCGGCGTCATACGCGGCCTTGTCCTGCTCCTGGAGGAGCTGCGCGTGCGCCTGGTAGAGCTTGAGTTCGTTCTGCAGCTGCTGCTCGATGAAGGCGAGGCGCGCGCGCGAGATCGCCTCGAGGTTGCCCTGGGCCTCGCCCACCTGGGGAGTAGTACTCGCTTGCGCGGCCGGCTTCTTCTCTGTGCTGCCGGCCTTAATAGCGTCAAAATCGTGCTGCAGTCCTTCCTCGATGGCCCGGATCTGCGCTGTGGTCGACTTCGCTTCATTGACGATCCCGCTGAAAGAAGTGGCATTCACGATCCGCACGACGCCCTTGGCGAGCACGGCGACCTCGGCGAAGAACGCGCCGATCTCCTTGCCAGCAACGGTGAATGCGGTGACGACGCCGTGCGCGAAACTGCCGACGAGCTCCCCGAGCGTCTTGAAGCCCGAGACGCCTGGACCGGTGGTCGCCTTGACGAGCTCGTCTGATGCGGCCTGCAGGCTCGGGAGAAGTCCCGCGAGGAACTGGGTCGCGAGGCCCTTCACCTGGTCGCCGAGATTGCGCAGCCCCTCCTGCGCGCGCTGCATCGAATCGATCGTGTCCTTATCGAGGTACAGCCCGAGCTCCTGCAGGTGCGTGATGAAGGTGCCCATGCCCTGCGCGCCGACCTTCACGAGTGCCTGATCAAGCTCGATCCCGGAGCGGCCGAAGAGCGCGACCTCGTCGCGCGCACGGCGGGCGGGGTCGGAGATCTTAGCGAGCGCGCTCGCAACCGCCTCGAGGCGCTGATCAGCCGGCAGCGCCGCCAGATCCTTCACGCGCAGCCCGAGATCGCTCATCGCCTGCTGCGTCTGCTTGCTGCCGATCTCCGCCTTCCCCATGGAGACGGTGAACTTCGTCAGCGCCGCGTTTGCGGCATCCTGGCCCACCCCGGTCTCGCGCGCGGCGCGCTGGAAGCCCTGCAGGGCGTCCGTCGAGAGGCCCGTCTGCTTCGAGAGCCGCGTGAGCGCCTCGACGCCCACGAGCGAGGATTTGAAGAACTCCGCGAACTTGTCGGCCGCGAGCCCGATCGACAAGAGGCCCAGCATGTGCTTCTGCACGTCCTGGAACTGTTTGCCGAGCGCGGCAAAGGCGGAGCTCGTCTCCTGCGCGGACTTCTTGCCCTCGCTCGAGATCTTCTGGAACGCCGACACCACTTCGGCGAGACCTTCCGCCGAGAGCTTGATCCGAACGTCCTGGCCGCTCGCCATATACCCCTCTTAGTCCTTCAGCAGCCGCGGCGGCTTGGGCGGTTCAATCTTCTTCGCGCTATGCGGCGCGGTCGACGCCCATACGAGCAGATCGTGCCGGTACTGCACGCGCGCCTGTTCGCGGATGCGATGCACGAAGGCGATGAGCGCATCGCGCAGGCCCCAGCGAGCCACCTCGCGCATGCGGCGCGGATCGAAGTCGGCGAGCTCGCGCACCATCACTGTCCATTCGCCGAACTCGGAATCGCCGCGGGGTCCTGGCTTGGGCTCGGGCTGCTGCCGCGGTCTTCCACCGCGTCGCTCTCGTCTGAAAGCCTGGGGAAAGTCTTGACAGACAGCAGCCCTTGCCGAAAAAAACTCGCGATCAGGGAGACGATCTGCCCGTTGATCGCAGCCTTGTCCTCATCCGAATTGAGCCTTCGGATAAAGGCAGCCGTTTCACGCTGCAGCGACGGCGTCCAGTCGAGCGGATCCATGCCAGCAGGCACGAGCACGCAGCCCAGGATCTCGAAGGCGCTGCCGCTGGCCATCACCGAGCGGAAGATGCGCTGTGCGAGCTGCTCCGGCGTCTCGCCCAGGTGCAAGGTAATGTCAGACAGTCCCGCGCCCTGCAGTGACCGATAGATCTCAACGTCCCACTCGATAGTGCCGCGCGAGACGGTTTGAAATTCCTTTCCTGCAAGTTTCAGTTGCATTGTGCACTCCCCACTTCCACCCACTACTCTGCCCCACCACAAACGTGAGGGCGGTGTCAGTCCCGCCCTCGACCAACCACTGTGTCAGCTTCGAAAGAGAGCGCTTGCGGTCAACCGGTCTGGATGATGTGGCCGAGCGGCTCAGTCGGATGGTTGACCAGGTCGGGAATGATCATGCCCTCGAGCTCGTACTGCGCGAAGTCATCGCCGATCATGGCGATCTGCCCGGTGGGCGTGAACTGCACGTGCCAGAACTCAGCCTGATAGACCGGGCCCTGCACGGGATTGCCGATCAGGCGCACGTAAGCATCGAGGGTGCCGACGCGCGCGATGTTGACGGCGTTGTAGGTATACGCGCCGTAGGTGAAATCCGCTGTGATTGCGGAGCCAGCCGTGACAGTCGACGATGTGGGCAGGATATAGATCCGGCCGTTCACGAGGTCCGCCGTGTAGTCGGTCCCGAGCACGAGCGTGGCCGAGCCCTGCTTGACGTCGGTGAGCGTCGTGATGTTGCGGAAGCCGAGCTCGTAATAGCGGCCGAGCACGACCGAGCTCGTCACCGGCTGTGCGCTGACCATGGCGCCAGCTCCCGTGATCGTCTCGATCACGCCGGCGAGCGCGCGCCCGAGGTTGTCGAGCGTGAGCTCATCGCCTGTCATCTTCAGACTCACCGTCTGGCGGATAACCGCGCGCGCGTACAGCACGGACGTCGGGTCCATGCTCTCGTACTTTTCCTTGGTCTCATCCTTCACCGACATGTCGAAGACGGTGAGGTTGCCCATGTCCTGCTGGGCGCCGATGCCGCCGGCGCTCTGCCATGGGGCTATGAACACTTTCGCGCGACCGAGGTACTCATTCGCAGCGTTCGGCGCGACGGAATAGGGGCCAGTGATGCCAGTCATGGTCGGAAACTCCTGATGTGGTTACGACTGCGTCCGCGTCGTCGGATCGCTCATGAGAGATGTGTAGTCGACTCGAAAATCGATGGAAATAAGCGTGTGCGGGAAGTCTTCCGCGATGCGCTGCCACTCGGACAGCTGCTCGTAAACCTGCTCGGCCAGGCCGCCCAACTGGCTGCCGCCGAGCGTCTGCCCGAGCCAGGCGATGATGGGATCCGCCGCGGTACGCGCCGGAACCGAATCCACGCGCACCTCGAAGCGCGCGGTGAAAGAGCGCTGCAGCAGCGGACTCCAGCGGCCGGCTTTCTGCGGCTCGTTCTCCTCGCGCACCTCGAAGAGCACGATCGACGGCAGCTCGCTCGCCTGGAAGGGCTCGAAGCGGCCATCGGATGTCTGAGGGACGCCAGTCGGCGGCGATGCGTTCACCGCGGCCAGGATCGCGTCCATGATCTGCGAGCGTAGGGTCTCGGCGCTCACGTGACCTCGCAGAGCAAATGCGTGAGCGCACCGTCGCCCTCGGGCAGACGGTCTCGGATCTTCATCGCAACGCCGTCGACAGTGAGCGGCGTCGCGTTCGGGAGATCGGGCGGGAGCTGGCTTGTCTGCACGGTCACGGTGATCGTGACAGCAGAGACGCCGGCCGCTCCCATGGGATTCAAGGCGTCGCGCCCGACGAAGTCAGGAATGCCGACAGTCGTGACCGAGGGCGCGCCGGCGGGAGAGATCACCACCGGCACGCCCAGGTCAGCGAACAGGGACGGAATGTCCTGGTCTTCGAAGTACGACACGGGCCGCTGGATGCCTTACAACTTGCCCGGATCGCGGTTCCCGACGCCGGTGTCGCGGTTTCCGACCTTGCCGGCCTTCACAGCCGGTGTCACCGGCGTATCGTCGTCGGCGGACTCCGCGTTGCCATACCCAATATTGGCGGTCGCGTGCACGTCCTCCGTCTCGTACACGTCGCCCGCGGCGACTGACTTACCGGGCTCGGCCCGATGCGAGCGCAGCGCCCGCACTTTGACTTTCTTCCCCATAACGAAAAGCTCCTGTTTTGGTTTGCAGTGTCGCCCCTGAAGAGAGCGCGGCCGAGTAAACAGCCGCGCTCCCCACGGAGCGGGTTCCTTTAGGCGTTGAGGTTGTCGGCGATCGCGAAGCTCACCGGGTGACGGATCAGGACATCCGACATCTGGAAGCTCGCGACCTCGATCAGGCCCTGCTTCTTCAGGCTGTACGGATCGACGATCAGCTCCATCGCGCCACCGAACTGGCCGATGATCATGTCGGCCCAATTGCCGAAGATCAGGCCGCGGCAGGTCGTCACGCTTGCACTGTTGATCGTGCCCGCGAGAGTGCTCGGCATCTGGTTGGTCGATGCCGCGCGATAGCCGATCATCTCGCCCTCGCCGATGCCTCCGTTCCAGAGCACTCCGCCCTGAGCGATTGCCGCGCCCGGGAACTTGAGGGTCTGCGTGGCATCCGATGCCACGGCAGGCGTCGTCAGGAAGCCGAGCGAACCCTGCAGCGCGTTCGCACTCGCCAGCGCGAGCTCGAGAGCGCGCACGCCGGTGTAGGCGATCTTCTGCCCCGTGGCGCCGGTGCCGTTCGAGTAGCCAGCCTGCGAGAAGTCCACGGTCCCCACGCCGGTCGCGTTGTAGATACCGAGCGGCTGCTGGTTGCTCGGGCCGGTGCCGACGAGTGCGGCGAGATCCCAGGCCAAGGCGTGCTTGGCCGCGATCGAGCCGCGCACCATGCTCTCGACGTCGACGCTCGACTGCACGAGCAGCTGCCTGGAATAGGCAGTCGTCGCCATCAGCGTCTTCGGCGTGAGGGTGACGAGCGCGGTCGAGACGTTGGACGCGGCGACGTTGCTGCCGCTGTTTTCAGCGACCCACGTTGCCGTCACATCGCCCGTCTGCACGGGGAAGCCGACCGGTGAGCTCAGGCCCGTGAGTACCTGGGCGCCCATCGATACCGTCTTCGCGACGTTGCGCAGGATCTCGATCATCGATCCGCCGTACACCGTGAATACGACTTCCTTGATGTAGTTGGCGGTGATCGAGTCGATCGTGCCGGAGCCGCCGGCGCGGGTCAGCACCTCCATGATCTTCGCGCGCTGCGCGCCGCTGAGCGCGCCCTGCACGGCGGAATCGACCTTCCGCAGCTGCATCGGTACGAAAAGGCCGCCGCGGCGCTTGTACTCCGCCGGCATGCGCTTTTCGACGTCCTGGCCGACCTCGATCTCGATGCAGTTTTCGACCCGCTTGCCCTCGGCCATGTTGGCCGCGGCCATGATCGCGCGCGTGTAGCTGTACTCCTTCGCATCACGCTCGCTGAGATCCAGCTGCTCGGCCGCCGGCTGATGCACGTTCGTGCGCTCGCCCTTGTCAGCCTGGCGCTCGAGGATTTCCTCGCGTGCCTTGTCGACGGTAAGCCCGCGCTCGAACCATCCTGCGAGAAGGTCCTGGCACTTGTGGCGCGCAGCGAGTTGGGTGAGTTTCAGGGGCGTGTCGTCGCGACGCGCCGCACCGCCGGCCGCAGCGGCCGCTTCGGCCTGTTGGGCCGCTGTCAGTTCTGGCATGGAACGAATCTCCTGTACTGGGTGAGTGATGTGAACATGAACGGGGAAAGAGGCGTCGCCCTCGGCCGCACGGCCAACGCCGACGGTGTTGTCGGCCGGGACCGTGACCATGGAGCCCTCGTGCGGAGTCCATTGGGTCGCGAGGTACTCGTCCGGCTGGGAGTCGGTCTTAGCCGGCGTGTAGTCGTACTGATCGACTGAGTAGCCGATCGACATCTCCCGGTGACCGCCGTCGACCGCCGCGCGCCACTCCGTGCCGAGGGACGTATTGTTGAATTTCATGGTCGCGCGCAGCTGCTTGCCGTCAGCCTTCAGATCCGTGAGGCGCCCGATCGGCACACTGTTCATCGAATGATTGGAGAGCAGCGGCAGCCCGTCCTTCGCGCGATCGAGGTTCACGGACTTCGGATCGTGATCGAGGATCTCGCGCCCGAAATAGCGATCGACCGGCTCATCGGACGAGAGGCTGACCTCGTACTCGCTGTCCGCATCATCCGGCGGATCCTCTTCGCCCTCGCCGCCTCCGGCCTCGTTGACGCGCTTCGCGAGCGGCGTGATCTTCGTGATCGTCGCCCGGCGGTACTGCTTGGGCAGCCGATCGGCGTCGGTGAGTTTCTTACTGCTCATGGATTGCATGCTCCAAAAGGCCGCGCACCAGGCGCAGGCGTTGATTGCGGTTTGAGCCCGAGTCCTCGCCGCCGGCGCCCTGCGCGGCCGGGTCGTCCCCCGCGGCAGCGCCAGGGCCCACACCGAGGCCCGTGAGCACGACGCCGAGCTCCTTGATGCGCGCCTGTTCGGCGGCGAGCTCCTCGATCACTTCCTCGAAGTCCAGGCCCTGCTCGGCGAGCACGCGCGTGCGCGATGAGAGCCCGTTGTCGATGGCGGCGATCGAGGCGTTCACGTCCTTCAGCGGATCGACCCATGCCCAGCCGCGCGCTGCGAACGTCACCTGGAGCCACTGCTCCCACGGGCGCGTGTCGAGCACGATCTTGCCGGCGAGCTCAGCCATCGAGAGCCAGTTCTCATAGATCGTCATGCGCACGCGCCGCGCCCACCAGCGCTGCAACTTGCGCCACTCGTCGCGATCTGACAGGAGCGCGGAGCGCAGGCTCGAATAATTGACGTTGTCGAGGTCGTTCGCGAGCTCGTTGTAGGAGACGCGCAGGCCCGAGGCGATCCAGCGCTGCACCGACTTGAGAAAACTCCCGAACGCGGTCGACGGGTGCTCAGGGGACCACGGCTTGAACTCGTACCCAGGCGGCAGCGTTTCAAACTGGCCCGGGGACGCCTCCATGCTGATGCGCTCGCCGGCCTGCGCGGGTTCGGACGTGTCGGCGTCCTTCTGCTCGAAGAAGCCCATCTTCGCAGCGCCCGTGCGCGCGGCGACGACCTCGGCCTCGACATACCCGTCCAGCATCTTCGCTGGGAACATCATGGAGTTGAGCCAGGTCGTCCCGCGAGACTGGTTCGGCCGGTCCGGGCGATACAGGTGCAGGATCTCTTCCGCCGGGACGCGGATGCGCTTGTTTTCTGGCGGCGTCGGCAGATCCGTCTGATGCCGCTCCCAGAAGTGATAGGCGACCGGGCGCCCCCACTTATCAACTTCGACGCCGAGGCGCACCTCGTTCGAACCCTTCTCGGGGGCGAGCATGTACAGGTGATCGAGCAGATCCGGATCCACGAGCTGCAGCGCGAAACGGAACGCGTTGCCGCGAAACCCGCGGTGCATGCGAATCAGCACCTCGCCGTCGACGGCTAGGGACTCGATCGCAAGATGCTCCAGGTCGACAAGTCCCATCATTCCGTCGACGGATGTGTTGTCAGAGCTCCAGGCGTCCCATGCCGCCTCGATCCGCACATTCATCGCCTGGTTGAGCTTGCCGTCGGCGTTGCGGATGCGTGCGCGCAGCGTATGGCCCTCGGGCCCGATGACGTTCGTCGAGAGCATGGCGACGAAGCGCCGCACGAGCGGGTGATTGCGCCGCATCTCGCGCGCGCGGGCGCGCAGGCGCAGAAAATCGTTATAGATCTCCTGGTCGGCGGAGATCGGGGAAGCGATCCAGTCGTACCAGAGGCGCGAGAGCTCCGCGCCCTTGAACACGTTGCGCTTGCCGAGCTTCGGCGCCGACGCCTCGCGGCCGAAGAACTTCGCGAATCGCGCCGCGAGTGATTGCCACATCGGGCTCATTCCTGGTCCCAGACGTCGCGCATGTTGCGAGGCTCAGGGCCGATGAGGGAGGTCGGCGGGAACACGATGTCGACCGGGGTCGTGAGCTTGCCGGGGTTGCGCTGCTTCCAGACGATGTTCGCGTAGGTGCCACGGAGCTTGATCAGCTCCTGCACCGGGATACGGGAGATCGAGCGGCCGGCGATCGAGTAGTTTTCGAGATCCGCGGCGAGCCGGTTCTCGAGCTTCGCCTCGATAATGCGAAGCGTGCGCTCCTCGTGAGTCAGGGCGTCCCCGGGATTCAGCAGCGCGAGGTTCGGATTGACCATGATCCGTCCGCTGCGGACGTCATAGATCTCGCCCGAGCCATCGGTCGCGGTCAACCGCTCGACGTAGCTGTATGCCTCCGGCGTGCGCCTGGTGTTGAGTTTCGCCGTCTGTGCCGGCGTCGCCTCGACCAGGAAGCTCATGCCATCAGGGTCCGCGGTCCCGGCGACGCTCAGAACCTGCGCGCCGGCGAGCAGAAGCTGGTAATTCCAGGTCGCCGATCCGTACTGGTCGAACTGCCGCTGTACCTTGAGCGTCGTGCCGGCCGCGAAGAATGGCGGAAAGTCGAGCGCTGGCTGCGGTTCTGTCGGCATTTCGGGCGCGACACATATCACAGCCGGCTGTGTGCTTTGTTTGCAAAAGCTACCAGCGCTTGATCCAACCTTTCCCGCCTGCGAGCGGATTCACACTATTTGCCACCCCGGTGCGCTGCGCGCGACGCAACTGGTCGACGACGCTCTCCTGCCCGGCGCCGGGCGCCGGCGCCGACGACGCGCCGTCCGGTGGTCCGGACGCCATCCCGGCCAGGCGCTGCAGATCCACCCGGCGCCCGAGCATGTAGAGCGCGGCGAGCGCGTAGACCTCGAGATCGAGTCCCTCGTTTCGCTCGCGGACCTTCACGTATTCGCGCACCGCGCCCACGCCCTTTTTGTAGCGACGCACAGCCTTTTCGGCCGTGAGCTGCTCGAGGTATTCCCCGTCCGCCCACGATGGCAGATGCATGTAACCAGGCCCCGGCACCGCGATCCGCATGCGGCTGAATACCGTGTCCTTCGCAGCATCGGTCCCGACCGGGTAGAGGTGCACCTGGTAGCGGTTGCGGTTGGACGGGCGCGCCAGGATCTCGTGCCCGCGGCCGCCGATGCCCTTGATCGCGCGCACAATCTGCGGCTGCCCGTGCACCTGGCGCCGCTCGCGCGCTTTCACGAACCGATAGACCTCGTCCGTGTGCAGGCCGCCGGAGTCGATCGCGACAGCGCTGATTACGAGCTTGCGCCCGTGCGCCGTGGCGAAGCTGTCGACGAGTTCCTTGTCGAGCTGCAGCCAGGTCGACGTCAAGGCCGGGTCGCCATGGATCTGCGAGAGCGCAATCAGCCAGGACTCCTCGCCCGCGCCCCAACCCTTGACCGCGAGCTCAAGCCGATCACCCTGAACGTCGACCGATGCAGTCAGGATCCCGACGCCGGCGGGCACCTCGGCGTCGTACCCCTCGAGGCGTCCGCGCAGGCCATCAGCGTCCAGTGTCTCGCCGCGCTCCTCCCAGGTTTCCCCGAGTACCGTGTTCACGAATTTCTTGAGCTTCGAGGTGTCATCCTTCGCCGCGATGAACTCGCGCGCGATGTCCGCCCACGGGCGCCATCCGAGCGGCGCGTACAGCGTCGAGATGTGGAAGCCGACCACCCGCGGATTGACGGCGGTCCCGGTCGGCCGCCACTCCCCGCCGGCGAGCATCGTCGCCTTATGCCGCTCCTCGATCAGCACGCCGCAGGACGTGCACAGGAGGCGCGCCTCCTCGGGCTGGCCTTCCGGCCACTGAATGCGCTCCCAGCGAATCCAGTCCTTGAATCCGCAGTGCGGGCACGACAGGAAGAACCGCCGCTTGTCCGACTGCTCGAACTCGAACTCGATGCGCGATAGGCCCTTGATCGTCGGCGTCGAGGTCTTGAAAATCTTCCTGCGCGCAAAAGTCATCGTGCGCGCTTCCGCAAGGCCTGCAGGGTCACCCTCGCCGTCGACGTCCTGGGGATAGCCGTCGATCTCATCCAGGAACAGATACTTGATCGGCATCGAGCGCAAGCCGACGGCGGAATTGGCTCCGGTGATCATCAGCATCCCGCCGGGGAACTCTTTCTCGAACATCGTATTGCCGGAATCACGCGAGCGCGCCTGCGCCACCTTTTTGCGCAGCACCTCCGTTGTCTCGATCATCGTGGCCAGGCGCTGCTTCGAGACCTTCTTCGCAAGATCCACCGTCGGCTCGACCAGGAGCATGGGACCTGGCTTCACATCGATCACGTAGCCGACGAACGTAAGCCCGATACGCGTTTTGCCGAGCTGCGCGCCGGCAATCATGATCACCTGCTCGCAGGGGTGCTCAGGCGAGAGCGCCTGGTAGATCTCGCGCACGTACGGGGTGCGTTGCCACCGGTACGGGCCAGGCTCAGAGCTGTCCTTGCTCGAGAGCGTGATGTTAGCGTTTGCCCATTCCTCGAGCGCCAGGCGCCGATCAGGCATCCAGCCCTCGCGAAATGCCTCAGCGTACGTCTGCAATGGTGGAGGCAATGCGCTCGATCTCCTCCGTCAGGATCCGGTGCACCTCGAATTGATCAAGCCCGATGATTCGCGGCGCCAAACTGTCGGGGAGCCCCTGCAACATGTCACGCGCCCGCCGCGATTCGCGAAACGCCTCCGCCCGCACCTGCGCTGCGGAAATCAGCTCACCGCGCTTTTTCTGATATTCCAATTCGGCCAGGCTCGCCAAGAGGTCCTCGCGCCTGGTGCGAGCGTCCATGAAGGTCCGTTTCGCCCCGTTTTGCCCGGTCTCAGGGTCGGCACTGGCCAGGCCTGCCCGCCCGTCCGGTCGCCTTACCCCCTTCAATGCCACCGGATCGGTATTCGCTTGCCACGCCGCATCCGCAGTGCGGGCATCGATTTTCCGGCCCTTTAAGGCAATGCGGCCCGTTGCGATCGCCTTTTCGATCGCCTGGCGGCTGACTTTCCGGTGAGCGGCGTACTGCGCGACGCTCATGAGAGCGCGAGCGGCCCGCTTACGCTTCGCCACGCGATGCAACACCGTTTACAACCTGCACGCTAGAGATATATCGCGGCCGCCGGCACCCGCGGGCTTCACCCCCCCGGAAGGACCCGTGACATGGGTCACGCTTCGAATCACTGGAGCGCGGTGTTGGTTCACACAGTAGCCGAGCCGTGTACACAGCGACTCACGGCGCGGGCAGTACAACAGGCGGACAGTACGGCGCGAGTGTGACGGGAGCGATCCCACTTGCTGCGGGGAACGTGATGACTGGCGGCATGGTGTTGGTTACCTACGGTGACGCAGCAGCAATGTCTATCTCGAAGTCATCCGATACGACTACGTTCGGCGGTGTGTCATTGGAGGTCAGCTCCAGTGATGTGCGCACGCACTTGTTGGGCCAACTCGCCGTGTCCGTAGCAGGCGCTGCGAGCGTCAGCGTGTAATCCTTCATCGCACTATTCTGCGCATTGATCTGAAGGAATGTCAGTGTTGCCGTAGCCATCGTGTAGGAAGTTTGTCCGAACGGAAGGACGAGGCTTGGCGTCCATGTTGGCGTTCCCGGTAACGTGATTGTGCCGGAATAACCGAACGTCGCACCTTGGCGTGCGCGCAGGCGTGTGATGTTTGAGTTCATGTGTTCGGAATCTCCACGATAGTCACGTCAATCGGAAAAACCGCCTAACGAAAGCGTCATTGAAGACATCCTCGAATGTGGATCGCGTTATCTCCACGAAATCGAGCGCTTTTTTTACTTGCACGGACTGGCGGAACGAATAGATCATTCGAATATCGTCGCGCTTGCTACCGACGCGCTGAAATACACCACCGAACGGATGGCGCGCGGTCTGCGGCAAGATGAAGGTGCGCTGCGAGCCTTGCCAGACGTAATAGCCGCCCGAAAGTTTGCGTTTTCGATTTTTCGCCGCCTTGCGTGCGGAGAGAACGGCCTTTCCGGCGCCAGTGACTTGAGCACGTTGAAAATTCAACGCCTGGAACGTGAGAGACGGTGTTACCGGTTGCTCGAAGCTCGGACGGGCGGCTTGTCCGATAACCGGGACTGCTTCGGTCTTGCCTTTGAACGGTGAACGCGTGCCGCCTGTTTCAAACAGCGACAGCAGCAAACGCGATTTGTTGTCGACGCCTAGCTCCGCATACGGACGATTCGCGTTGACGTTTGCAAATGCGAAGATTTTGATGCTGCGGTCCATAAAGTCAGCTTTGCGGATTTTGAACACATCGCGCATGTGCACACGGATGCGCTTCTGCGCTTCCTTCGCGGTGTCGTTTAGCGCCTGCGCGGTCGAATAAGCGAGATTTTTCGTATAACGCTTAACCGTCTTGTCGAGCACCGACGTATCGAAATCGACTTTGATGATCTGCGGCACGAATTCTCTTATCTTGTCGAGATCGCAGGCGGACGCTTTAGCTGAAAATGCTGCTCTACGTCCTCGACCGTAAGATCGCCGCGCGCGACTTCGACGATCGCCTGAATGCGCGGCGGTCGCGGTATTCGCTCACCGCGCAGCCATGCGTAGACCGTCCAGGTGCTGACAGACACACCGTCTCCCATGCGATCGAGGTTGCGTGCGAGGCGTGAAACACCGTAACGCGTGATCCAGCATTCGAACTTCGAGGTTTCCCCGATTCGCTGCGTCAATCCGCGGTGATTCACGACATGAGCTCCTTACGCTGCGGCCTCAAAGAGCTGGGAGGATTGGCCGGCTTCAGCGCGCGCGCCGAAGGCCGCGATCAGTAACGCATCGGCGCGATTGTGGTCTTTGTGCCGGTCAAGGTCTGCGGTTGGAAACAGCAACCGCGCGCGTGACAGTGCGGCGAGCTTCTTCTCGCGGTCCTTCGATTTTGGGCTGATCAGGCCAAACTCGCGCTTCCAGGATTGCGGAGACACGAGCTGAACCGACACGCCCCACACCTGCAGCGTCGCCAGCACCGATCCGAGCGTGAGCCCTTTGGAATTGGCTGCTATCACGCCCATCTTCGGCATCGCGTGCGTGTGTTCGACGTAAGCGCGCATCGCCGGCCGGATTCGCGCGCCAGTCAGTTTGCGCAACATCGCAAGCAATTCACAGGCATCGATCCACTTGAGTTTCCCGTATACCACCGTCGGCAGATCCCTCACGGCAATGACGCGATCGCCATCGATCATCGCCATAGCGCCGCTCACGCCCGGATCGATGCCGATGATGATCACATCAGTGCGCAGCCGTCGATTGGTCGACACCTTCGGCGCCGGGCGGAATCGGACCGCCGAGCGGCAGAGTCTGCTGCTTGGCTTTCTTGCTCTCGACAGCCGACAGATCGCCGCACGAAAACCTAACCTCGCAATTCTGCGAATCAATGAGCTTCACGATGTGCTTAGTCTGCGGGCACACCTGGAGTTTGAACGTGAGCGAGGTCTCACCGCCGGTGAGCGGCTCCAGCACCAAACCCTTCAACCGCACGTCCTCGAATTCGATTTCGTAATCGGTTGAGCCGTTGCCGATGCCGAGCGTGACGGTCTCGCCCTCGAGATCGTGCTTCATTCCGAAGCTGTCGAAGTCGGGGAACATCGGTTCGCTGACTTTGCCCTTCGTGTTGAACAGCGCCTTGTGCGTGTAGTTACCGACGAGAGAATCCAGCTGATCCGGATCCAGCAGCATCGAGATCGGAATGTCGAAGGCGGTTATTTCCTTGTCGCCATGCCGCTCGATGCGGTTGTTGATGATGCCGACGGTGCAGCGTTTTTTCTTGAGCTTGAACATTGGATTGCTTCTCCCCGTGTTGGTTTTGGAGTTATTCGCCGTAGAGGCGCTTGAACGCCTCGGCGAAGGTTTGTGGTTGCTTGGTGGTCGGGTCACGGCCGCAGATCGTGCAGTCGAGCCCGTGAACGTCGATCGCCTGGCGCAGTAGCTGTTTTCGCCTGGCTTGATCCGTGACGCCGGCGAAGGCGTGCTTCACCTGGTGGCAGTACTCGCTGATGCGCTCGAGCAGCCAGATCTCGCCCAGGAGTGGCTTCGGCTCAGTCATGGCGTCCTTCCGAGTTGAGCCAGCACTTCGTGCGCGATTCTGGGACCGGATTGATTGGCGAGCAGCGGCAACGCTTCGCGCGTGTCGGTGATGCCCATCAGGTCCTGGTAGTGCTCGGCAAAGCGGCGCTCGAGGAAGTGCAGCGCCTCGGTGTTGCATTGAGCAATGACTTTGTAGCCGCCGATGCCTCGGACGGCTTTGTCGATGAGCTCATCCCCGCACGTGCCGCTGTCGGTGTAGTGCCCGAGCTGGACACACGAGCCGCAGGCCTTGCGCGCCTTTTCCCAGGCTTCTGCTGGCGTGAGTCTGCCGGCCGTGCGCAGCTGCTCGAAATCAAACGGTGATGGCATGAACCGCAGCGAGCGCGCGAGGTGCTCGGCTGCGGCTTTGAAGTCCTCGATGCGCCACGATTGCATCGAGTTCCACCAAAGCTCTATTGCCTCGCGCGTTAAATCCTTGCCGGGCTTCACGCATGCGAGTCCGACGATGGTGGCTACGAAATCCGGTTTATCCGCTGGCGTCATGTTTGTTGTTACCTTTGCGATGCCAAAAAGGCGCGTCCGGCTTCGACGTTTTTCTCCTGCCGTTGCTCGCCAGGTGTTGGTGGTTGTATCCATGCATGCCGCCATGGTTTGTCGGCGGCGCTGAAAAATCGCGCTGGTGTTAGGACGTACTTAGGACTGCTCACGCCATCGTTAGCGCAGAAGTGGGCGTAGCGTTGTACTGCATCCAGCAGCGACCCCCACGTCTCCTCGTCGCGCTCGATGTGCAGCCGGACGTGGTGCTCGGCGGTGATCCAGTCGGAGCGCCCGGTGTGTTTCGGGTAGGCCTCCCGGATTTGATCCATGGCGCGCGCGTCGTCCGGCTCCGAAGCGCGAGTAGCGCTCTGCGCGCGAGTAGCGCGGAATCCGGAATCAGGTATCCGGGATCCGGAATCAGGAATCAGAGCGTGCTTAGCATCACCTTCGCCCGACCTAAGAGCGCTTACATCGCCATCTGGGTTAGCCCTAGACCAGTCCTGAAGATCCATGGACGCCTGCTTAGGTAGGTGCTTTTTTTCGATAGGTGCCGGAATTTCCGATGGTTTTTCTTTTGAATGTGGCCGCTGATGCTTGCTGAATTCTAGGATGAATATGCATAGGCCGTGATCGTCACCAGCGTCGTATCGCTGGATGAAACCCTGTATATCCAGCCAGGTAAGCATGCGATCTACCTGTGCGCTGGTCACGTCCCGGTAGCCGAAAATCTGCTTTCGGATGCGCATCGGGCGATCTTCCAGGCGCCCTTCCCTATCAGCCATGCACCACAGCCCTTCGAATAAAAGTGCGATCAGCGGATCGGCGGATCCCAGGATCTCGTTATCGAAAAACCCCGGCTTGATATTCCGCGCGCGCATCAGCGCCGCCCTCCCCTGTCGGTCATGTGGACGCCGCGGCCCGAGTCATCCCGGGCACCTGCGTTGTGTCAGGTGTGGACGCGGCGAAATCTTGGCTGTGTGCGATACCGTACAAAAACGGCCGCCGCCAGGCACCACCTGGCAGCAGCCGTGCAAGGCACACAGCGAGAGGGTTATGCCGTGCGCGGTGCCTGTTGGATGTTGGTTCTGTGACCGAAATCACGCCGGTAGGCGTGACTCCCATGAAACACGTCCGCGCCCTATTGGAGACGCGACCCGCATAGTTGGCACTCTTCAATTCGAGGGGGTCAACGCCGTGCGAACCATGGTTATTCTTACTGCGACACTCACCCTTTTCGGCTGCGCCACCGTGCATTACGGACGCGAGCAGCCTGTCATCCCCGAAGAGCGCGCCGCATTCAACTGCCCGACGATTGCGCTTGAAATAGCGAAGTGCGACGCCTTCACGCGCAACGTCTATACCGAATGGGACGACGCAAAGGGGCGCCGTTTCATTGCCGACATGAATGACTTCGGCATCGGCAACCACATGGAGCGCGGCGATGCGCTCGAGTCGGCCAGCAATCGGCGCGCGGACCTGGTGAGTGTCAGTCAGGCGAAAGGCTGCCCCACCCCGCCGCCGGCTCCAAAGGATGACTGATTCATGATAGCCATGCGAGCGCTGATTCTTGTTTGCGCACTGGCCGCGCTGGCCGGCTGCGCTACTGCGCCGAGTCCAGAGGTCAAGACCGCTGCGCTCGACCCGTTGGTCTGCGTGAACAAGGCGCAGTGCGACCTGTACTGGAAGCGCGCGAAAATCTGGATCGTCAACAACAGCGCCTGGCGCATCCAGCAGGCCGACGACGTGGTCATCACGACTTTCGGGCCAACCGAGTCGAGCGCGAACCTGGCGTATTCCGTGATGATGGAACCCAGCTCCGGCGACTCCGCACGCATCCGCATTAAGGCGATATGCGCGAACGCGTTCGGGTGCGAGATGCACCCTATGGCAGCGGCCGCGGCATTTAAGAGCTACGTCCGCAGCGGCGCGTCGTGAAATAAGTTGATTCGCAGCCCGCAGACACGCGGGACCGCCTTTGCTTTGCGGCAAGAACACGAACTAAGCCCGCGCGCCGGCCTGGCCGCGCGGTGTGTTCAAGCTATTCAGCAGTCCAGGGGTGAGCGCGATCTCTTTCCGAGAGGCAGCGGCAATCACCGCGTCCCACGACTCCGGCGGGATGCGGTTGCGCTGAGCCCACTTCGCCACTGCCTGGTAATCCTTCCCGATGTCCCTGGCCATGTCCGCAAGTGAGGGCCAGATCCCAAAAACGTCAGCCAGCTCTCGCATGGAGCCCGTTATATCGTGGACGATTAATCCATGCAAGAGTGGACGAGAACGCAACTGACGCACGTCACACCCGATGTGACGATTTCGGTCGTGCGTCCGCTCAAATCCGTTACCCCTACGCAGTACCGGCGTGCCTTTTTTGGGCGCGTAAAGGCCGCCCGAATCCGCTCTAGCCGCTCGGCTGCTGAAATGGCCCGGCTTCTCGATGTCCCTAAGGACACGTACCATCGATACGAGACGCGGACGCTCCTCCCGCACCATCTGGTCGAAGTGTTCTGCAGGCTCACAGGCGAGGAGATCGATTGGCTCATTACGGGACGCCGGCGCTCAGATGGACTTCGGCCAGGAATTGAGCCAGGCGCAGATCCTGGAGCTGCTGCAGAATCCCCACGGTAGCGATTGACATAAGCACCCCTCAGGTGCTACTGAGACACCGTTCAAGCATGGACGATTAATCCTTGACGGCGTGGACGATGCGTCCATAAGATGCTTCCCTTGCACCTGGGAGGCCTCATGTTCACCGCCAAATCCAATCCTTCGCCCGCCACGCTTCCCGTAGCTCCTACGCATGCGCAATTGCATGCGGCGCTGAAGTTCGCGCAGGCGCGCGTCAATGCCTTCATCGCTGACGGCGCGCTCGACCAGGTGCGGCGCGGGAGCGGTTTAGGCGGCCGCAAGTTGCGCGCTGTCAGTGCCAAAGCGGTGCAGTCATGAGCACCAATCACACAGCCGGACCGACGATCGACCTGCGTAGCCCGTTGACCGCAGCGAGGGACGTGCGCGCGCTGCTCATCGAGCGGGCGGAGCTGCTGGATGCGCTGCGCGACATCGTAAGTGGATTTAAGCGCGGTTACACCGCGACGCAGATGCGCGCTATCGCCAGCGCCGCCATAGCCAAGGCGGAGCAGCTATGAGCAACACCGTTGTCGTGCGCGAGTATCACGGCGCTTGGCTGGTGTGCATCCCCGGTCTGCCAAGCAACGCGTGTTGGTCATCTCACGAGGCGCTGTCAGAGGCCGAAGCTGAGGCAGCGAGCTTGGTTGAGGATATGGGGTACGACCGCTATGTGGTGCAGCTATGAGCCGCTACACCATTTTGCAAAATCGCGCCATCCGTCTATTCGACGAGCTCGTGCTCCTGCGAGCACAGGCCAAGCGCACGCCGCCGACCGAGCGGCCGCAGATAAATCAGCGCGCGCGCGAGATTCACGACGATCTGAAACTCACGCTCGCGCAGCAGCGCAGCGGCCTGCCAACGTGAGTCGCGAGCAGCGGACATGGCTCATGCTGCTCGCGCTGCTCGTCATTGCGATCGGTATCGGCATCGCAGCGGTGCAGTTCGGGCGCCTGCTCGCTCAGGCATGACCTGGTCTCACGCCTCAGCCCTCGTGTGCCTGCTGGGCGCGATCGCCTGCGCGCTCTACGTGCGCTATGCCGCGAAACCGAAACGCAATCGCCGCCGGCGCCCGCATTACCGCGCCGGCGAACTGCCGCCCCCCTCCGATAGGTGTCAACGCAACTCAGTAGAGGCCGCCCCACGATGAGCCGCAGGAACAAGTCAACGGCGCGGCTGATCGAGATCGGCGCGGATGCATACGAGCGCGATCCGTGCAAGGTCCCATCGCTCTCGGCCTCGATCGCGAAGATCATCGTTTCACTGAGCCCGGCGCATGCCTACGCCGCGCACCCGAAGCTCGGGGGCGTCTACACACCGACCGATCCGACTGGACCGCAAGCGAAAGGCATCATCCTGCACAAGCTCTTGCTCGGCCGCGGCTCGACCGTTGTGTCTTGCCCGTTCGATGACTGGCGCACAAATGCGGCGAAAGACATGCGCGACGCCGCGCTGAAACAGCGCAAGGTCCCCGTGCTCGCCGGCAAGCTCGAGGCGCTTGAGAAAGTCGCCGAGCGGATCCTCGATTCGCTGCGCGGCTGCGGTTACGAATTCACGGGGCTGTCGGAAGCGACGATCACCTGGCAAGAAAAAGACGCGAGCGGTGAGATCGTCCATTGCCGCGCGCGGCTCGACCATCTGTTACTCGCCGACGGTCATATCCTCGATCTCAAGAGCGCGGCCGATGCAAGTCCGCGAGCGGTAGGCCGGCGCGTCATCGACATGGGCTCAGACATCCAGCAGACGGCCTACAAGCGCGCGGTCGAGGCGTTGAGGCCCGAGCTCGTCGGGCGCAGCAAATTTACATTCCTGTTTTTCGAGACCGATCCGCCCTTCGCGGTCGTCCCGATCGAGCTCGACGGTCAGTTCGAGGAGATCGGACGCATGCGATGGGAACAGGCCAAAGAGGTATGGGCTCGGTGTCTAAAATCCGGGCGCTGGCCGGCGTACTCGAACGGCGAGACCGTCACCGTTTCGCCGCCGCCGTGGATCCTCAATGAGCATATCGGGAACTGGAGCGCATGAAGAAAAGCGCCCGCAAGTTCGCGAGCAAGCCTGCGAAGCGTGAGGCTGTCGGTCTCTTGATCGGCCTGGTCGGCCCGTCTGGCGTAGGCAAGACATTTTCCGGGCTGCGCCTGGCGACCGGCATGCAGCGCGTCGCCGGCGGCGAGATTGGCGTCGTCGACACCGAGTCGCGGCGCGCGCTCGCGTACGCCGACGATTTCAAATTCGAGCACGTCGATTTCCGGGCGCCGTTCGGGCCGCTCGACTACAAGGATGCGCTCGCGCAAACGGTCGACAGCGGCGCGCGCATCATCATGATCGACAGCGCGAGCCATGAGCATGAAGGCGAAGGTGGCGTGCTCGACATGCACGATGCGGAGGTCGATCGCATGGCCGGCGACGACTTTGCGAAGCGCGAGCGCGTCAAGATGGCCGCGTGGATCAAACCGAAGTCCGAGCGCCGCGCGTTTATCAATGCGCTCGTGCAGTGCAATCGACACGTCATCCTTTGCTTTCGCGCAAAGGAAAAAATCAAGATCGCCCGCGGCAAAGATCCCGAGCCGCTCGGCTGGCAGATCATCGGAAGCGAGGAGCTGAGTTACGAGCTCACCTTGCAATTTCTCCTGAAACCAGGCGCGAAAGGCGTTCCGACCTGGTCGTCCGAGCTCGAGAGCGAACGCGCGCTCATGAAGGTCCCGCGCCAGTTCGCTGACTGGTTCGGCGGCGAGCCGAAGCAAATTGACGAGGATCTCGGCGAGCGCCTGGCGCAATGGGCGCGCGGCGATACGCTCCCGCGCGCGACCGTTCGAGCCGAGAAGGCCGCGGCCGCGATGAGCTCCTCGGTCGACGAGCTCGTCGCAGACTACGACAAGTGCAGCGAGCAGCGCCGTTTTAAGGCGCTCGAGGATCGCCGCACAGCGCTATGGAAGAAGGCCACGCCGCCCGCTGACAAGGCGCGCATGAAGTCGGCCAGCGACGCTGCGATCAAGCGCATGGCGTCCCCGCCGGCCGAATGGAAGAAGCGGTTCGGCGCGGCGAGGACGCGCAAGGATCTCGAAACGGCGTGGAAGGAATGCCTCCGCGAGCATGCGAACCAGGTGCCGCTCGATACTGAGGTTTTCTACACCGATCGCCGCGAGGCAATCGAGGAACGCGAGGCGATCGCGGCCGGTGCCGCGTGAAGCCCTGGAGCAAGCGCCGGCGCGACCGGATGCTCGCGCTCGCGCGTTACTTCGACGGCCTGGCGATGAGCATCCGCTCGAAGGTCCGCGCCCATACTCCGCGAAGGGCAGAGAAACCCAAGCTGGTGAAGGCGGCGTGATCACATTGAAATTAAACCGCAAGGAGATTGAAAGTGAATGAACAGAAACTTGATGAGCGCCAGGCCCGCCAGGGCGACGTGCTCTTGGTGCGTACTGCTGACAGCGCGCAGGTCGCGCCCGCAGACAAGCCAGTCGTGCTGAAACTCGGCGAAGCGACCGGGCACAAGCATCAGTTCATGGCCGAGTCGCGCGTGAGTTATCTCGGCAACACCGCGCCCGTACTGGTGGGCGCGCCGAGCTTGCTTAGGCACGATGAACATACTGAGGCGCCAGTCCGTGAGGGTATTTACGACATGCCTAACCAGGTGGAATTCACGGATGAGCAGGATGTTCGCGTGGTGGCTGACTGACATGGCAACCAAATCCAAAATCATCCGCCGCCCCGATCGCGCCGAAGGCGGCATCACACCCCAAGAGAAGCAGCTCATGAATGAGCACGCTTCCTCCTGGATCGCCAACGCCATGCGCACCGATACCGTGGACCGTGAGGCTTTGACGCAGGCGGCCAAAGACCTCTATCGCGTCTCCGGGCGCGCTGAGCCCATCGTCGTCATCGTACCAAGCCCGCGCATCATGGCGTTTGCCGGGGGCTTTGCGGCGGCGATCTGGCACCTTCGTAAAAACGGCGATGCCGCGACCGATGCCGCGACCCGTGCCGCGACCCGTGCCGCGACCCGTGACGCGACCTATGCCGCGACCGATGCCGCGACCCGTGCCGCGACCGATGCCGCGACCGATGCCGCGACCGATGCCGCGACCTATGACGCGGCCCGTGCCGCGACCCGTGCCGCGACCTATGCCGCGACCTATGCCGCGACCGATGCCGCGACCTATGACGCGACCTATGCCGCGACCCGTGCCGCGACCGATGCCGCGACCGATGCCGCGACCGATGCCGCGACCGATGCCGCGACCGATGCCGCGACCTATGACGCGACCGATGCCGCGACCGATGCCGCGACCGATGCCGCGACCTATGACGCGACCGATGCCGCGACCGATGCCGCGACCTATGACGCGACCTATGACGCGACCGATGCCGCGACCGATGCCGTAACATCGCTCTTCGCGCGGATTGCGACCCAGATACTGGGGCCGAAGCACGCGGTTTTTGGGTTGAAGTGTGCAACGCTTTGGCACAGGTACTACCAAGGCGGCAACATGTGGTCGGCGTACGACTGCTATCTCACCGCCGCGCGCGACATCCTGGGGCTGCGGCTTCCAAGCCACGAGGCGTACAGCGCATGGGAGCGCTGCGCAAGAAATGGCGGCTTCCGCCTGGTACACGAGAAGTTCTGTATGGTGTCGGACTTCCCGGAACGCCTGTGCGTCGATGAACAAAACCGCCCTCACAGTGAAGACGGCCCCTCGCACCGCTGGCGCGATGGCTGGTCGCTCTATCATTGGCACGGTGTGCGCGTCACCGAGCAGATCATCGAACGCCCGCAGACGCTGACCGTCGGAGAAATTGAGGCGGAGCAAAACGCCGAAGTGCGGCGCGTGATGATCCAGCGTTACGGCACGGCGCGGTATCTGAAAGACTCCAACGCGCAGATCGTCCACGAACTGCCAGACAACTACTACGTCAAGGGTCTGCAGGGCGCGAAGCTATATCGCAAGCCGCGCAAGGATGATTCTGACATCGTTATGATCGCGGTGAAGAACTCCACCGACGAGCCAGATGGCAGCACGAAGGAATACATGCTACGCGTTCAGCCCGACGCCTACAGCGGCGCGGCTTCCAAGGACTGTCATGCCGCGATGGCGTCCACCTGGCGAAAGCACGACGGTACGCTGTACTTCGCGAAGCCGAAGGACTACGCGCCGAGTTGGGAGAGTTAGCCTGGTTAGTGAGAAGGCGCGTGTGCCAACTCGGATGCCGCTGGGAAACAGGATTGGCGGCTTCCGACGATCAAGGAGCTGCTCAGCATCGTCGATTATTCGCGCACGAGTCCTGCGATCGACATCGAGCCCTTCCGGTGCGAGTCGTCCTGGTATTGGACGTCAACGCCGTACGCAGGGTCCCCTGCGGCGGACGCGTGGATCGTCAACTTCGGCAACGGCTACTCGGGCTGGGACGTCCGGGGCTACGAGGCCTACGTGCGTGCCGTCCGCGCCGGTCAGATGTAGGACTTTCAGATGCCTGTTAAAACGCACGGAAGAACTCGCCCGGCGGCTCGCTGCATGAACGCCGGCCACTTCTCGCATGCGGACTCATGGAATCTGCGGCGATCGTTTCGGCTGCGGTATCCGTGGCTTCGCGATGCACTGGCTGGCACGCGGGCAGCAGTGCGCGCGAGCGAGGATCTGTTTTGAACCCGCAGCGCGTGCAGCTCCAGCGCGCCAAAGGTTGGCGCATGCCGGCAAACACCCTGAAGGTGGACCGGTCGACCCCATGGGGGAATCCTTTTTGCGTCGGTGACGAAGGCGTGCCAGACGCGACCGCGGCCGTCAGGCTTTTCCGCAAGCTGCTCGAGCACGATGGGATCGACGCGAATCACAGCCTCTTCGTGTTCACGAAGGAACGTCTGAAGGCGGATCTCGCAGGGAAAAATCTCGCGTGCTGGTGCGCACCAGATAAGCCGTGCCACGCGGATGTGCTGCTGGAGATCGCTAATGCAGGCTGAGACCATCGGCCTCGAGGAAGCGGCCAGGGTCCTGCGCATGGCGCCATCAACTTTGCGCAAGCGCGCCGCGGCGGGGATCATTATTGGTTACAAGCCCGGTCGTCGCTGGGTTTTCATCCAGGGTGAACTCCCAGCGCCGCGTGCCGCAAGACAATTGCGCGATCCGGAACGCAAGGCTCGCGAGACAGCCAGATGGCGAGAACTGCGCCCGAGGCGCGCAGAATATTTCTCATGGCATCGCGCGTCGAAGGCTCTGCGCACTCCGTCATGGTCGAATAGAGATGCGGTGCGCGCGTTCTACGTAATCGCGCGCCGGGCCACTGACTGCACTGGCATCCCGCATGCCGTCGATCACGTCTATCCATTGCATGGCAAAGAGGTAAGTGGCCTGCACGTCCCGGAGAACCTTCGCGTGCTGCCGCGACATCTCAATCAGTCGAAGGGAAACCGGCTGTGAATACGCTCGATCTGCGGGAGGCGGCAGCGCTTGCCAAGTGCAGCCCCGACACCCTCCGCAAGATGGCCGCCTCCCGCGAGGTGCCGAGTACCAAGATCGGGCGCAGGTGGGTATTCTCAGCCGCACAACTCCAAGAATGGATCGAGGCGCGATGCCGCTCTATCGCCGTGGCCGAAGTCCCTACTGGTGGGTCCGGATTGGCCGAAAGACTCGCAAATCGACGCGGACAGCGGACCGCGCGCAGGCCGAAGAATTCGAGCGCGTCCTCAAGGAGCGGCTCTGGCGGCGCACCAAGCTCGGGGACCGTGGTGCAGTTTCCTGGAGCGAAGCATCCCAGCGCTGGCTGAACGACTCCGCGCGCGCACGCAAGCGTGATCGGGCAATCCTCGAATGGCTGCAATCCGACCTGGGCGAGCAGTCAGTCTCCGCAGTAGCCGACGCCGATGTGCTCGAGGAGCTGCGCAAGAACGGGCTCGCCGATGGCTGGAGCCATTCCACCGTTGACCGGATGATGCGCACCGTGCGCGCTGTGCTACGGGCGTGTGTGCGCTGGCGCTACCTGGAGTCCATCCCTCACATACCGATGTATGGGGAGCCGGAGAGCGAGCCGCGCTTCCTGACCGAGGCGCAGTTCAAGCGTCTGTGCGAGGAGTTGCCGGAGCACCTGGCGCTCGCGGCGCGCTTCGCTGTGCTGACGCTGCTGCGGATGCGCGCTCAAAGTGGGCTCAAGTGGGACAGGGTGGACTTGAAGGGCCGGCGGGCGTGGGTGCCGCGCGGGCAGATGAAGGGCGCGAAGAGCTTTGGGTTTCCGCTCTCGGACGAGGCGGTGAAGGTGCTGAAGGCGGCGCGCCGGCTGATGCCAGACAGAACGCTCATTTTCGGCCAGGCGAACCTGAACACGAAAGCCTTCAGGGCGGCCGCGAAGCGGGCCGGGATCGAAGGGCTGAGATGGCACGACCTGCGCCACACGGGGGCGTCCTGGGCGGTGCAGCGCGGCGTGCCGCTGCCTGAACTGATGGCGCTCGGGGACTGGAAGAGCTACCGGATGGTCCTGCGCTACGCCCACCTGGCGCCGTCCAACGCTGCCGCGGCGGCGCGCGCGGTGGGGTCAGCGGTCAATTCTGCATTGAGGAAACGAAAATGACGGTCGGAGTCTACAAGCGGGGAGAGTTCTGGTGGTATCGGGTCGGGCGCCATATTCGCCGTAGCAGCGGATCTAAGAGCATGGAAGACGCGCTCATTCTCCGCGCTCGCGCTCTGGCGGCCCAAAACCGCAGGATGATCGAAGAGGACTGGAAGCGGGAGGTGGACTCTCAAGGAGAGAGCGCCAGAAGCTGGCTGCGGCGCACTTACGCCAGTATCCAAAAGCGAAGTCGGCTGCGGGGGTGGGCGAGCTGTCTCACGATTGAAGAGTTGGCGAATGTGCTTATGCAATCGGGCGGCCGATGCGCGCTCACCGGGATCAAGCTGGTGATCGATGCCAAGAAGCGCGATCCCTTCGCAATCAGCGTAGATCGCATCGACAGCACGCTTGGCTACTGCTACGGAAACGTGCGTCTCGTCTCACTAGCCGTAAATCTCGCGATGTCTCACTGGGGAGAAGACGCGCTATTGACCATTTCAAAGGCTCTCGTCGGACGTGAACTGCTGAAAACGTTGAACGTTGGTGGGTACATGGATATCCGTACAGGAGGATCTGAAAAGTGA